GCTGGGCGTAAGGGCGACTTGCGTAGACTCCGGTGGTCACTTCACGCAATCCGTATATGCGTTCTGCAAAAAGAATTACGGACGCAGAATTTTTGCGATTAAGGGCGTTGGCGGAGAGGGTAAGGCCATTTCTGGGCGACCTAGCAAAACAAATTCAATGAAGTGTCCGTTATTTCCTATCGGGGTTGATACGGCGAAAGATTTAATCTTTGCAAGGTTGCGTATTCAGGATGAAGGGCCCGGATATATCCATTTTTCCGACACGTTGAGTGATGAATACTTTAGGCAGCTGACGGCAGAGAAAATCGTCACTCGATATCACAAAGGCTTCAAGAAAAGAGTGTTTGAAAAGGTTCGAGCGCGTAACGAAGCGCTTGACTGTATGGTGTACGCAATAGCGGCCTATGCTATTATCGGCATTAATGTCAATACCTATGCTGACAGGGCAGAATCGGAGAAGCCGGTTGCTGATGAAAAACAGCAAAAAGAAACTGTCGAGCAAGGTTCAAAACGGCCTTTCGTTCCTCGGACGGGCCGCAATTTTGTGAACGGATGGCGATAAATGGCAAACCTTTTTGATGATGCTCCAGAGGGTCAACCCGAATCGTTTGTCTCTGGTGATTATGTATCGTGGAAGCGATCCGATATTGTAAGCGACTACCCGACTTCTCTTTATACAGCGCAATATGTTGCCAGAGGAATAAATGACAACGTAAATGAGTTTACGGTGTCATCAACGAAGCAAGACACACATTTTTTATTTACCGCTAACAACACTATCACTGGTTCTATATTGCCCGCGGAGTATGCATGGCAATTAGAGATCATCAGAGACTCTGATAGTGCTCGTGTTGTTGTCGATAGAGGTGTTTTTAAGGTTGAAGCCGACCTTGACACCTCTGGAATAGATTCACGGTCTCATTCTGAGATTATGTTGGCGAAAATCGAGTCACTTTTGAGTGGAAAAGCGGATTCGGATGTAGCTGAGTATGAAATTGGCGGTCGTTCACTCAAAAAACTTGCGTTTGGCGAGCTTGTGGATGCCAGAAACTATTATAGAGCGGAAGTTTTGCGCGAAAATCAGCTGAAAGAGGCTAAAAACGGGCGCAAAGGGCCGTCAACTATACAGGTGCGTTTCTGATGGGACTTTTTGACTTTGGCAGGGCCAAAAAGAGCAAAAAGCCACCCGTTATAGTGCAGCGTCAATATGCTGGCGCTACAAAAGGGCGGCTTTTGGCTGATGTATTCGACTCGGAGCGCAGCGCAGATAGTGAATTGCGTCCAGTTCTCCGGGTTTTGCGTAACCGTTGCAGAGAGTTATCGCGCAATAACGAGTTTGCGAAGCGGTATCTCAACCTCATGAAAACCAATGTTGTCGGTGATAAAGGCTTTACTTTGCAAGTAAAAGCGACGGGTGGTGCTGGCAAACTGGATCAGGTAGGCAACGAAAGCGTAGAAAGAGCATTCCGTAAGTGGGGAAGAAGAGGCTATTGCACATTAGATGGCAAGATGTCTTGGCTAGACGCTCAAAAACTGGCGTTGGAAGGTTTGGTAAGGGACGGCGAGGTCTTTGCTATTAAGCATCGAGGTAGCCGCTTCCATGATTCATTCGGAATCGAGTTTATTGAGCCTGACCAGATTGATGAGCAAAAAAATGAACGATTAGGCAACGGTAATGAGATCCGCATGGGTGTGGAGCTCGACAAATATAAGAAGCCTGTTGCCTACTGGGTGCTAAATAATCACCCGGGCGATTATGACTACACTTCATCAGCAAAGCCGAAGAAGCATCAGCGCATACCAGCGGATCGAGTTATCCATATGTTTATGCCGCTGCGCGCTGGTCAAACAAGAGGCGAGCCGTGGATGGCTCCGGTGATGACCGGACTAAAACACGTTGCCGCCTGGCGTGAGGCTGCGGTTATCAATGCGCGAGTCGGCGCATCGAAGATGGGCTTCTTCACTTCGCCAGCTGGCGATGGGTTTGTTGCTGATGACTTAAATGGTCAGGTGCCGATAATGGACGCGGAGCCGGGAACTTTCCATCAGCTTCCGCAAGGCGTATCTCTGGAGAAGTTTGATCCAGCCTATCCGTCTAACGAGTTTGAGTCGTTTCACAAGTCTTTATTGAAGGGTATCGCAAGCGGATTGGGTATAAGCTATACCGCCCTCTCAAATGACTTGGAATCGACTTCTTATAGCTCGATTCGGCAAGGCGCACTCGAGGAGAGAGACTTCTACCGAGATGTGCAGCAATTTATGATTGATCACTTTATTTACTGCGTCTATGAGGGCTGGCTTGAGTCAGCTATGGAAGTGCAGTCTTTTGGTATTCCAGTGCGCGAATATGATCGTTTTTATGACGCATCATCGTTCCGAGCCAAGGCTTGGTCATGGGTTGATCCGCTGAAGGAAATGAATGCGGCGATCGTCGGCATGAAAAACGGTGTTATGTCGATTGGAGACGTTGCAGCGCAGTATGGAAAGGACGTTGAAGACTTATTTGCACAAATCCAGCGTGATAAACTATTAGCTGAACAATTTGACGTTAAATTCGCACTAGAACCCTATGGTGCAACGCAGGTCGGAATAGTGCCTGACGTAACCGGAGACGATGATGCCGAAGTACAAGGGCAAGGAGATTGACACCTCCCCAACCGAAGGGATGGTCGCCGAAGCTCGTAGGGGCTTGGATTGGCGTAAAGAATTTGGCAGGGGCGGCACAGAAGTTGGTGTTGCTCGTGCTCGTGACATTGTCAATGGCAGTAATCTTTCTTTTGACACTGTTAAGCGTATGCGTTCTTTCTTTGCTAGACATGAAGTGGATAAGCAAGGTAAAGGATTTAGTAAGGGCGAGGAAGGATATCCAAGTGCTGGGCGTATAGCGTGGGCACTATGGGGCGGAGACCCCGGTAAATCATTTGCAGAGAAGGTGGTTAAGTCTATGGAATCAGCAGAAGAAAGAGCAATAGAAGAGCTCGAAACTGAGGCGATGACCCTTGAAGAAGTTGTTGAGCACGTTGTGGAAGCGTCTGAAGAGACTGCTGAATCCATTCAAGAGGCCGATGCCAAATTAACGGCTGAAGATCGTAAGGGCGAAGTTGAGGTTTATCATCGAGCGATGGAGATGGATTATTCTCCGATCGATGAGGAAAAGCGTCGGGTTCGCATAGCCGTATCTTCTGAAGAGCCCGTAATGCGGGCTTACGGCAATGAAGTATTAGAACACTCTGAGGATGCAATCGATTTGTCATTCCTCAATAGCGGTCGCGCCCCGCTGCTTCTGGATCACGATCCTCAGAAGCAAATTGGCGTCGTAGAATCGGTAGAACTTGATGGCTCGGCACGGCGACTCCGTGCGACGGTTCGTTTTGGAAAGAACGGGCTCGCCAAAGAGGCTTTCGATGACGTAGTTGATGGTATTCGGGCGAATATTTCGGTCGGCTACGCTGTCAACAAAATGGAAAAAGACTCTAAGAGAGAAGACACCTATGTCGTTAAATCTTGGAGGCCAGTTGAGGCAAGTTTAGTTTCGATTCCTGCAGATGTATCTGTTGGCGTCGGACGATCTTCTAGCTTGACGGCAGAAGAAGATCAGGCTGACAAAGCTTCTGAAACTCCCGTAATTAGGACTGACTTTAAGGAGACTAAAATGTCTGAAGTCGATATTGCAGCGGTTGAGGCAGATGCCCGGAAAGCCGCACAGAAGAATGCCGCTCAAATCGTTGAGCTTGGCGCTCGCCACAGCCGTTCTGATCTGGCTCAAAAAGCCATTCAGGAAGGCGTATCAATCGAAGAGTTCCGCGGTCAATTGCTTGATGTGATCGGCAGCGACAAGGCTCTCGAGAACGTAGAGATTGGCCTGACCCCGGCTGAGAAGAAGCGTTTCTCTATCTTCAACGTAGTTAATGCTCTGGCTAACCCCAGCGATCGTCGCGCTCAAGAAGCTGCAGCGTTCGAGTATGAGGTCTCAGAGGCAGCTGCTAAGAGATACGGCACCTCTCCGCAGGGAATCATGGTTCCTTACGAAGTGCTCGGCAAGCGGGATTTGAACTCCGCAGACGAAGCTGATCTGTTCTCAGATGACTTCCGCGGCGGTGAGTTCATCGATGTTCTGCGTAACGCTTCTAGCGTCATGCAGGCCGGTGCCCGTATGCTGAATGGCCTCTCTGGCGACGTTAAGATCCCGAAGAAGGCGACTGCTGCATCCGCTACTTGGATTGCAACTGAAGGTGGCGCTGCGACTGAGTCAGAAATGACTACTGGCAACGTCTCTATGGTTCCGCGTCAGCTTGCTGCGTTCACTGACATTACCCGTCAGCTGCGTCAGCAGGCTAGCTTGGACGTTGAAGCTCTGGTTCGTGATGATCTGGCACAGGCTCTTGCTCTCGGCATTGACCTTGCTGCCCTGTCTGGCTCTGGCTCTAGCGGTCAGCCCACTGGCATCAAGAACACCAGCGGCATCAACACCGTAGACTTCGGTACTGCACCAGACCTCGTACCTACGTTTGCACAAGTTGTAGACATGGAGACTAAGGTTGCAGAAGACAACGCTCTGGTTGGTAACCTGTCTTACATCATCCCTGCAGCAATGTACGGCGCTCTGAAAACTGTAGAGAAAGCCACTAACACTGCTCAGTTTGTTGTAGAGCCCGGTGGCACTATCAACGGCTATCGTTCCGTAGTATCTAACCAGTGTGCATCTGGTGACCTGTACTTCGGCAACTTCAGCGACCTGTTGGTCGGAATGTGGTCAGGCGTTGATCTGACTGTAGACCCATACTCGCTCTCAACTACTGGAACCATCCGCATTGTTGCGTTCCAGACTGTTGACGTAGCAGTTCGTCACGCAGTCAGCTTCTGCCTCGGCAACGACGGCGGCAGCTAAAGCCTAGCGCCCCCTCCTTCGGGAGGGGGTTCTCTTTGGAGGAAGCATGAAATACGAAGTTATCCGAGACTGCATGATCAAAGGTGAGCAGTGCAAAGTCGGTAAGGTTGTTGAGCTAGATGATGTTCTGTCTAAGGCATTGATGGCGATTGGGCGAGTTGCACCAGCTTCTGAGAAGCCTGTTGTGGAGAATCGCTCCGTTGGTTTAGAGGATTCATCAGAGAAGCCTAAGCGTCGTACACGCGCAAAGAAGGCGAAAGATGTTCGAGACAGCGAGTGATCGCCAAATCTTCGTTAAGGACTTCGGTAAAGATGTTCTGATACGGGGAAGCGTTATTGGATTTCGCAGAGTCAAGGCGATATTTGATAACGAATACGAAGGCATAGTTGGCGAAAGCGTAGAGTTCGCTACTTCTGTGCCTCGGTTAACCTGCATCTCAGATGATGTCAAAAACTTGGCGTATGGTGATGTGGTAGAGATTGATGGCCTGACGTATAAGGCAACGGTGATAATGCCTGACGGCACTGGAGTCACTGAGTTGATGCTGGAGTTGCAGTAATGCACAAACGCCAGGCGATAAGGGCAGCGGTTGCTACGGCGATTACTGGCCTGAACACTACCGGGAATAAGGTTTTTGTCAGCAGGGTCTATCCCATAGATAAAAACTCGCTTCCCGGTATTTGCGTTTTTACGAAGCGCGAAGATTCGGCGGCGGTCACTGTAAACAGGCCGCGCACCTTCGAGCGAGAGTTGACTATAAACGCGGAAATTTATGTGCGCGGTATTGAAGGTTATGACAACCAAATTGATACAATATGCGCCGAAATCGAAGCAGCCTTATATGCTGCTGGTGACTTGAATGGCCTTGTACTTGATCTTCAGGTAGTGGGCGCAGATGTTAACTATCAAGATGGCGCGGAGCAGCCTATTGCTTCGTGCGACTTGGAAATTAGGGCGATGTACACTACCGACGAGGATAGTGTCACTATTTAACGGAGATCGTTATGGCTACTTTTTCAGGCAAGGATGGCGCTGTTTACAGCGGCAATACCGCTGTCGCAGAGGTTCGAGATTGGAGCGTTGAGCAGACTGCTAACCGCGTAGATGACACCGCCATGGGTGCCAGCTGGACTAGCGGGAAGATTACGCAGAAAGCTTGGACCGGATCAGTCAATATTTACTTCAGCCCCACGCAAACGGGTCTGGATCTTGGTGATGAGATCACTTTAAATCTCTATCCCCAAGGAAAGACTACTGGTCTGAAGTATTACAGCGGGAAGGCGCACATCACATCGAAGTCTGTTACGGCATCTTTCGATGGGATGATTGAGGCTTCTATCGGCGTAGACGGAAATGGACAGTTATCGTTTCTGACTGCTAGTTAAAAACGGGGATAAAACATGAAGCTTATTGAGAAGGCGATTTCACACTTCTCTGCAAAAGAGCGCAGGGAATTGTATATCACCGAGTGGGAGGCAACGGTCTATTCAAAGAATCTGACCTTGGAAGATAAGAGCTCATGGTTAAAACGGGCTGACGGTGACACATGGGAATATATGGTCTATGCGGTCATCTTCGGCCTCGTTGATGAGAATGATGAGCCGGTATTCGATCTTGGAGATAAGCCAAAACTAAAGAAGTCGGTGGACCCTGAGGTTGTAGGCAAGCTGGCGAGTTTTGTATTAGAGACTGCTGGCGAAAATGATGAGGATCGTGAAAAAAACTGATAGATGACGAAGGTTCACCAACTGAGCTTTTCTTTTTATACGAATTAGCCGATTACCTTCGTCAACCTCTCAGCACGATCCTAGCCATGACAGCAGATGAGTATTATCACTGGTTCACGTTTTTGCGTGTGCGAAATCAGAGGCTGAAGCATGGCAGCACCAATGAAGGCAGAGGTCGTATTCAGCGCAAAAGGCGCTGATCAAGTCGCCGCTGCCGCAAGCAGAGTCAATCACGACCTCGAGAAAGTCAGCAAGTCAGCAGGTCGCTTAAATGGTGCCTTCCGCGGTATGCGGGGTGGTGCTGCTCAACTCGGTTACCAAATACAGGACGTTGCTGTTCAGCTGCAGGCTGGTCAGAACGCTCTGCTTGTGTTTGGTCAACAGGGCTCGCAGGTGGCTTCTCTTATGGGCCCGGGCGGTGCATTAGTTGGCGCAGTTATCGCCGTTGGTGCGGCAGTAGCCTCTACGTTTGTCCCGCAGCTGTTTGCTGGCTCTGAAGCAATGGAAGAATTTGCTGAGAAGGCGAAAGAGGCGGCAGAGGGTCAAAAAGAATTAAATGCTGAAGTCGCAGCGGGATTGAGTGCCGCGCTTACTGAGCAGCTTCAAACTCAGTCAGCGGCTCATGAAGCAATAGAAGGCACTATCGCTGCTAATGAGGCAGAGCTTGCCAAGATCATCGCAACGACAAAAAAATATAACGATGAAAGCACTCTCGCGGCAGAGAAGACAGAGCTAGTCAGAACCGGGCTTGTAAAGACCCCTGAAGCTATCGCTCAGATGGAGCGCGATCTTGATATCTTGAGGGGGTCACTGGTTTTAGCTGGTGACGCTATTACTGAAACCAAAGACAATCTAGATGCGCTTGCAGAAGGCGAGAATCCCTTCTATGAGGCTGATAAAGGGGCGCAGTCAGCGGAAGAGAAAACTAAACGATTTATCGCGTCACTGAGAGAGCAGGCTGATACTTATGGGCTTAACAAGGCAGAGACCCTTGCATATCAAGCCGCACAGTTAGATTTAGATGAGACGCAAAGGGCCGCTGTAAAAGAATACCTGACGGGCCTAGAGGCGCAAATAGAAGCAGAAAGAATACTGCAGGAAGAAAAGAAGAAAACGTCAGCTGCTGAAAGGCTTAAATCAAAGCTTGGCGGCGTTGATATGGCATTAATGAACCCATTTCAACAGCTGGAAGCGCAGGCTAACCAAATGAAAGTGGTTGTCGCAGAATCGCTAGCAGCTGGGGTTGTAGATTTTGAGGGCTACAAAACAAGAATAGAGGCGATAAACGCAGAGCTAGCTCAGAACTTAAAGGCAACTCAGCTGCAAGTGATAGGCGCAACTGTTGGAATGTTCCAGCAGTCGATGAACCAAATGTCTGCGATGATGGATAAGGGCTCTGCAATAGGAAAGGCGTTTTATGTAATGTCGCAGGCACTGGCGGCAGGACAGGCGATTATTTCTGGTTACGCAGCCTCTATGAACATAATGAAAAATATGACGGCGCTAGGCATGGACCCTGCGACTGCGGCGATGATGGGGCAAATAGCTGTTGGCATGGGATATGCGACTGCAGGAATGATTATGGGTCAAACTGCTGCGTCATTTGAAGGTGGCGGCGTGACTTTCAACGGCGTCCGATCGGGTGGTCTCGATGGCAAGGGTGGCAGGATGGCAATGGTTCACCCGAATGAGAAGATCACAGATTTAGAGAAAGATGGCATGGCCTCTCAGCCGGTAAATATAAGCTTCAATATATCTGCAGTAGATGCAAAAGGCGTTGATCAACTGTTGATACAACGGAGGTCCTTAATTACCAATCTAGTAAATAAAGCGATTAATAATCGCGGAAGGAGCTCATTGGCATGAGTAGTCTCCAAGGTGTGTCATATGCGAGCGTAACTGGGCGCGTCCGTAACTATCAGGTGTACAGTGAGGCCATAAATGGACGCATACAGGCCCGAAATATAGGTGGTGAACGCCTAGAGTGGACTGTGACCTTCCCGCCGATGACATGGACGGAATTTGACCCGTTATGGACGTATATCGACGGAAGAAACGGGATGATTAACTCGTTCTCTATGAGCCTGCCTGACCCCAAGCGCCCAAACAAATACCGAACGTATACCGTGCGGTTGATGGGTGAAATTCAAGAATACGAAATGGGGAAT